CGATGGTGGCCTGGCTGCTGCCAAGCAAAAACAGGGTCGCATCTTGCGAAAACTCCAGATGGTGTTCTCCGGAAGTGTAGATCCCGTTGCGCCACAAAACATCCTCGCCCAACTTGTTCAGCAGGTCAATGTCCACGACTTGCCTATCCCAGCACCAGGAGAAATTATCTTTCACCACCGAAAGCATCTCGTCTACTGTAGATGCATCATTGGCGCGAGAGTATTGAGATTTGCAGGCTTCTTTTTGCTCTGCGCGGCGTAGAATTTCCGCCTTTACTTCCTGGAATTTGTCGTTGCTCATTTTGCTGTTGGATTTATTGCTTGAAAGTAGTTTTTGAATGTGCCGCCCACTTTGCAGCAGGCGGCCGGTTTGACACAAAAGTTTACCAATGAACCAGGTGGAGGGAGAGGGATTCGAACCCCCGTACCGTTTCACCGGTCGTCCGTTTTCAGGACGGCTGCCATCAACCACTCGGCCACCCCTCCGTAATTTGCCCCAGGCTTTGACCCCAGGGCATTCGAAATCTGCCAGCCTTGCGCCGGCGTCTATCATTACAAACCGAATAATCTCCGCCGGGGGCATGACGACCAACCCGGACTTTCTTCTTCAGCCCCACCGTTGTGGGACTTGAATTATACCCGCCTCGGTTTATTTTGTCAGGAAGGTTCGGACAACGTACGCTTTCGCAAAGCGTTTCCAGATGTCCGGCTCGTCCTCTTTCAGTTTCTTCGTATCCAGGCGCACAGTTTCAGCCTCTTTCCAAGTGAACAGCGCGGCCCCTTGATAGGTGAGAATGGATTTATCGCCCATCATCAACTGCACGGCTGTCTTGAGTTCGGCGTTTGCCTCTTCCAATTCCTTGATTTTGACCGAGTTCTCCTTGATCTGCTTGTGGTATTGGAGCGCATCCTCCGGCCCCTCGATGGCGTCAGGCATTACTTTGCCGATTGATTTTAAGATATCTTCCCGGGTGATCGGCGGCGGCGGTACATCGGCCAAAACGTGTTCACGCCAAAACCGGTCTCCAGCCTCTACCATGTCCGCGAAAATGTCGGGTTGAAAATCTACCTCGATGTAGTCGAAGTCTACGCCGTTGCATAGCCAGGCGATGTAACCTTTTTTCTTGCCGGTGATGCCCATGTACCACAGCACCTGAAAATACCAACGGAGCATATGGCCTTCGGTAACGTCTTCCCGGGTGATTCGCTTTTGGGTGGTTTTGATTTCCAGAACGCCGTCGCCGTTCTTTCTTGATACGAAGCGGTCGGGCGTCCCGAGCAGGTGCGGGTAATCCGGGTGCGCGTGGTGCATGTCGGCTTTGGTGTAGATTTCCAGCCCGGAAGCATCGGCGAACATTTGCCCGACTGCATCTTCCAGGTAGTTGCCGGCCCGGGTAAATTTATTCTCTCCGAAGTCGCCAACACGGCCGGTTTTGCGCTCCCAAAGCGCGTAGGGGGTGGCGTATGGGTCAAGGCCCATAACAGCGGTTATTTCGCTGCCGCCAATGCCTTTGGCGCGGGCTTTGAGCCATTCTGTGCGGGATTGCGTTGCCTCAACCATTGGTCAGTTCGAGTTTTCGGGCGTTGAAAATTTCGATAACATCGGCGCGGGATTTCCATTCGTCGGCACCTTGTTTCCAGTATGCCTCCAGGTTGTCCAAGTCGCCGCAGTCTGCAACGCCTTCCCGGATCGTTTGCAGGTCTTCCGCTTCGGGCACCACCACCTCTCCGTCTTCATACTGGATCGTTTCGGCGCGAACCTCGCCGCGCTGGAAATTGTCAGGGGTAAGAGTAGCGCCGTCGGTGGCGATGGCGGCCGCCTGTTCGTCGGAAAGTGGGGCGGTTTTGAGCAGGAAGCGCAGGGCGGTTTTCTTCCACATTTCGGCCTTCCATTCCAGCCATACGCCGGACGGGGAGCCCTTCTGCGTTTTGGATTTCATCCGCCGCTTTTCCACCTGGTCGCCGGTCATTACCGCGAACTCGGTTCCGCCATTGGCGTACTTGATAACCGCGTAGGCGGCGATAAAATCCTCGCTGGTGTCGCTCAGGTCGGGGATGTGTACGATTTTCCGGTCCGTTCCGTATTGCACTTCGAACCGGTCCTTGCGCCGAACAACTTCCGCGTACACGTCCAGCACCATGCCGGAGCGGCGGGCCAGAGCAATGAGGCCAGTATAGGACAGTTGGAAAGTGGCTTGATCGCCGTACGGGATGTAAAAGCACTGCTTGAGCGCGGCGTTCATGCCCAACAGGCTGGAATTCAGGACGCAACCGATCACCGATTTGGCGGTACAATTCGATAGCGCCGGGTTGCTGGTAATCTGGAAAACTGCCGCCTGAATGATCCGGTCGGGCTTCCCGCCGTTTGGAAGGGCGTTTGCAATGGCCAGGCTGTACGGCTGAAGGATGGCCTGCACGGCGTCGCTATTGAGGCCGGCCAGGGTGCCGGGCTTTTGTGCTTTTGCCAAGGCGTTTTTTGCGCGGGTGGCGATGTCGTGGTTTGCTTGCGTTGACATTGTGTCGTGTGGTATGTGGTTAACTTTTATGCTGTTTGTTTCGCCTCGATCCCCCTGATCGCAGCCGCGTACGCCTGCCGGTACTTCGGGGCCAATGGGCTGCGCGGGGTGGGGTTGTTCCTCCAGTGGTGGAGCGAATCCCGCCCCACGATAATCCCCTTGGAGCGCAGCCATTCTCGGGCGGCGCGGGTAATTGCGTCTTGTTGCGATTTGGTGGCCTTGGTGTAGTGGTCGATAATCTCTTGCTTGCTCATTTTCTCTGTGCGTTTTAAAGAACCCCGCCACTCATTTGTGGCGGGGCGGCTTCACGTATAAATCTCATGAAAAGTTTCAGAAAAGCCGGATGCGGTAAAGCTCCCGGCGGATGTCGTCGAAGCCGCCTTTTGCGGTGACCTGGTACTGTTTGCCGGCGTTCATAGAGCGAACCCGCTTGACAGCAGACAGACCGTACACTTGCGCCTCAGCGTCGGTTTTCACCTCCGGCAGAACGGCCTTGATCTCGATGGTATAGTTGGTTTCCTCGTCCAGGACTTTCACTTCGTCCCAATCCGTCGGCAGTTCGATCTTAGAAGCCGGCGGACACATAGCGTATTCTCGGGCCGAGATTTCGAGCATCCGGCGAACGGTAACGGGGAAAGATGGTGTGTAAGGGAAAACCTCCTCAATGGTGGTGCCGTACTGCCAGGCGCTCAGGATCGTGGTTTCGTCGCCGTCGATCTCGGCTTCTCCGACGTAAATCAGGTCGGTGGTGGGGTCGATGTAGCGGAAGCGGGTAAGGATTTGTGTCGTCGTCATTTTATTGCAGATTAATTGCGAAATGTTTTTCTTTGTGTGTCCGATGTTCCGACGGGACAAAGATAATCACACGAACGTGATATTGTCAAGCAAAAAGTTTTCACGAGCGCAATATTTCGTGAATTCGCAATATTCACGACACTTTTTTATCAAAACAGGAAACTTCCCTCGTTTCCATTATCAAAATGACAACACTAAAACAGGGTCAGCACCTAAAAGCGCTGATTGAGCGCAGGCCGGGGCGGTTTCTTTTATATAGGTGTGAAAAAAAAGATAAAAAAATATCGTAAAATACTTGACAGGTTTTAGATATTGACGTATCTTTGTTCCATCAAATCAGTTAAACAGTTCACCACAAAATTTTTTAAAAAATGGCAAAAGTTTATATAACAATCCAAGAAAATAAAATTGTTGCGACACCAGTAGGTTACTGCAAAAGCGTAAAAGACCGCTTTCGTTCCTTTGGGGGCGCCCAGAAACCCTGGGTGTGGGATGGCGAAAGTTGGGTGATAGATGGGGCGAAATCTGTATCATACTGGGCTGAAAAAGTAAAAACAATGTTTTTTGGCTGGAAAGTAAACCCGGCCGAAATACATGACGCGCGATAGTTTTTTAATCGCACCACGCCGAAAGACCCCGGGCAACCGGGATAGAATTCAGTTCATAAAAATTCACCGAATCATGAAAATCACTCTTGGCAACAACAAGTGCCCGATGACTTTTTACGAATACCTTGAGGAAATCCGGCCGCTCATCAGCAGCATGTCGCTTGAGAAAGCGGCCGGAATCCCCGCCCGGACAATGTACCGGCACTTCGCCGGCCTGCAACCGCTTCCCGAAAAACATATCCCGGCAATCGTTCGGGCTATTTCTGCCCGGTTTGGGGCAGTAATCGTCGGGGAATGGACGATCTGGGCAGACCCGGAAGGGCCGGCTTTTTTTGCCAAGCGGTCGATCCCGGGCCGGGAGGTTGAATGCAAGGAGGTTGCCGAGGGCGGGGCATCGCATTTTGAGTACCTGGCCCCGGAGTATCGGGAGGTGTTTGATGAAATTGGGCTTATTGAGTTTTTGAAACAATAATTTTCACAACTTAAATTTTCAAAAATGACCGCACAAGATGCAATCGGGCATATTCAGGCACTATATCCGCCTGATTCCCAATACGAAGAAACGCGAGCAATTGGCCGCGACTTAATGGATAACACAATAGGAAATAAGGTTGGATACAATAAATGGCGCGATCTACCAGATGCCGACCTCATTGCCCTGGCAAAAGCAAATCTTTCCGAAGCAGGGGAGTGTGTTTCTAATTTCGCATAACGGTATCGGGCTTGGCGAAGTTGCCGAACTGAATGTTGAATTGAAAAACAAAAGATGATATTATGACAGAAAGTTTATTTGAAAACGAAAACGGCAATTTTGCCAAACCCGTGTTAGGCGTAGTGCCTTCCAAGAAAGCTCTATCAATAGTTGGTTCGAGCAGGAATAATGGAGAACGTGAAGCGGAGGATTTTTACCCCACACCACCTTATGCAGTAGAAGAACTTTTGAAACGAGAAGTTTTTATCGGAAATATTTGGGAGTGTGCTTGTGGTGAAGGAGATATAAGCGAAGTTTTTAAGAACAAAGGATTTGAGGTTATTAGCACAGATTTGATTGATAGAGGATATGGAGAACAACTTGATTTTTTGCAAAGTGATTTAGTAGCTGATAATATAGTTACAAACCCACCTTACAAATTAGCACTTGACTTTGTATTGAAAGCAAAAAAGCAAGGCAGAAAGAAAATTGCAATGTTCTTAAAAACTGTGTGGTTGGAAAGCGAAAGCAGATATGATATGTTTCAGGATACAGAATTTCCGCTAAAAACTGTTTATCAATTTAGCAAACGAGTTACCTTATACAAAGGTGGGGTAAAAATGAAGAATAGTGGTATGATTGCTTATGCTTGGTATGTTTGGGATAAGGATTATGTCGGAAAACCAACTATTGAATGGATACGCTAATGGCATTACGCCTAACTAATGTATTGGCGAAAC